ATTACTTTTGAGGAAATTGAAAAATTTGTCACGGAATATAATCAACCTGCAACCAAAGAAGTTCTTTGTATTGAGGTAGAGAAGCGTCAAGATATTAATGATACTTCTTTTCAAGAAATTACTAAGTTGATTAGTTATCTTGAAGATGTTCCAACTGATTACGATTGGTTGTGTGATACTACAGAGAAGTGGTGCCGAGACCGTGCCATTTATCTGGCACTGATGGAATCCATTGCTCTTGCAGATGGGAAGGATAAAGAGAAAGATAGAGGTGCTATTCCTAGTATTCTGTCAAATGCATTGGCAGTTTCTTTTGATACAAATATCGGTCACGATTACCTGATTGATTATGAAAAAAGATACGAATCATACCACAAAAAGGAAGATCTCATCCCGTTCGACCTTGAGTATTTCAACAAGATTACGAAAGGTGGTCTCCCTAACAAGACGCTTAATATTGCTCTCGCTGGCACTGGTGTCGGTAAGAGTTTGTTTATGTGCCATGTCGCTGCTTCGGCACTCCTTAACGGAAAAAACGTGCTATACATCACGCTTGAAATGGCTGAAGAAAAGATTGCAGAACGAATTGATGCAAACCTTCTTAATGTACCAATCCAGGAGATAACCGATCTTCCTAAGTTAATGTTTGAGGATAAGGTGACAAAACTGGCACAAAAAACTCAAGGATCTCTAATTATTAAGGAGTATCCTACGGCATCTGCACATGCGGGACACTTTAGATCACTTCTTAATGAACTTGCACTTAAGAAGTCATTTAGACCTGATATTATTTTCATTGATTACCTTAATATATGTGCTTCCGAAAGGTATCGCGCAGGCAGCAATGTCAATTCATATACAGTTGTCAAGGCTATTGCTGAAGAACTTAGAGGATTGGCTTGCGAAGCAAACGTCCCTATCGTTTCTGCCACGCAGACCACTCGTTCTGGTTATGGTAGCAGTGATGTTGAACTTACTGATACCTCTGAGTCCTTTGGTCTCCCTGCTACTGCTGATCTTATGTTTGCCCTTATTTCAACTGAAGATCTTGAAGGACTCGGGCAAATTATGGTGAAGCAGTTGAAGAATAGATATAATGATCCAACTATTTCCAAGAGGTTTGTGGTTGGTATTGATCGTGCCAAGATGCGTCTGTATGATTGTGAGCAATCTGCACAAGAAGATATTCTTGACAGTGGGAAGGATGAAGAGTATACTTATGAAGAACCAAAACCTAAGAAGTCGTTCGACGGATTTAAATTCTGATGACTAAAGTTGATACCGAAAAATACGTTGAGTTTGTAAAAGAAGTTACCAGTGAACCTAGTCTTGACTATGGTGCAATGGCATCTCGTCTTGCTGAACTTGAAGTAACTGGAACTAATACTTCTCAGTTGCTCACTGCTGCTCTTGGTCTAACTGCGGAGTCTGGTGAGTTCACTGAAGTTGTAAAGAAAATTCTTTTCCAGGGCAAACCATACACTGAAGAGAATATCTTTCATATGAAGCGTGAACTGGGTGATATCTGTTGGTATCTAGCACAGGCATGTATGGCACTCGATACTAGCTTTGATGAGGTGATTGAGATGAATGTTGACAAACTTATGAAACGTTATCCTGGTGGTAACTTCGATGTCCACTATTCTGAAAATCGCCAAGAAGGCGACGTTTAATGCTCACTGTTTTCAACTACATCACAGCATTTTGGACTGTAGTAGTAATTAATTGTATTCAACCCGTTAATTGGAAATACTGTTATCGGGTTGATCAGTGGTTAGTTCCTGAAATTCATGAGGGATGGAAACTATACACGGGAGAGACAGTTCCCTATCAAAACGAAAAGGAATATCTCAAGGGGTTATAGCTCAATTGGTAGAGCGCCTGTTTTGCACGCAGGAGGTTTGGGGTTCGAGTCCCCATAACTCCATAAATATTTAAAAAGGGTAATGGCAACTGACGCAAGAGAGACTGCCAAACAGGAAAATGGTTCAAGAGTTTTCTTTGAACATGTTATAGAAAAAGGAAAAGAACCAACAGATAAAATGATGCTGTCTGTCTACGATGGGTATGGACCAGAATGGAGAGACACCTACCGTAAACAAACAGCAGCATTAAAGAAATACTTAGGCGTAAACAAGGGGTATGAATATTCCAGAGATAATGGAATAATGCCTTATATTGAGAAGATTGCAAAGATAGAGTGTGGTGTGTCTGTAAAGGATCGTTGGAATCCCATGGATATTGTATTAGTCAAGAAGAGTAAGAAAAAAGTTATTGAGGGAACTATAAAAGAACTGACTAATATAAAAGGAATGTCTAAAGAAGCAAAACTAGGATTGCTTAATGCTTACATGAGAGAGACTCTGAATGAAAAATTGCTTATTGGAGTTTCCTTAAAAGCAATTGCAAAAAATAAAAAGAACGCTTCTTCAGAAGTTGCTAATGCCGGAGGAAAGAGTATACCGACTGAAGTTGATATGGTTAAGGGATCTTTGAAATGCACATTGACATTAGGAAAGAAGAAACCATTTTTATTTGATACTGGTGAACTTGGTTTTGATATGGAAACTGCTATGGGTGGCAAAATTCATGGGCAGTCTAGAAACTTTCAGTATTCCAAGGAAAGGAATCTAGTTCAAACAGATCTTACACCAAAGGGAAAGGATGCTGGGGCTAAACTTGGTAAAGTTTCCAGTATTGCATTAGATTCTTTTCTTGAGGGTATGGGATTAAATCGTCCAACTTCAGCAGCAAAGGATAAAAACATCCCCCCTGTTGGTGAGTGGACTGATTCTGCTAAACGATACTGGATTGATTTGTATAAGAAGTTAGATTCTTCTGATATGGTTGACTTTGGTGAGGTTGCTGTATATGAAAATAATAGGAGAGTTGCTGAGGGTTTTGAATCAGTTCTAGATTATGCAATCATGTATGAAACGAAGAAAGCAGATAGAAGTTCTGCTGGAAGATTTTCTTCTAAGTTAGTTGCTATGGAGTGGGCAAATATTTGGGTGACAATAGCAAAGAAAGGTAAATCAAAAGAATGGTGTACTGCGCTTTACTATGGTGCAAAAAAAGAATTTGGTAATTCTAATGGACCATTTTTGAAAATTTACTAAATAATGTATAAGGACTATCAATATCAATGAAAAGTTTCTTTCAGTTTCTGACAGAGGCGCAGTCGCAAGCAAGTATGCAGGCGAAAAAACTGAACCTAAAGAGTGATGGACACGGTGGTTGGTTAGACTCCCGTGGAAAATTTGTTGCGACTACTGAAGATGGTAAGTTAAAGTTTATTGATAAGAAGAAAAAGAAAGTAGAGGATGACAAACCTACACAACCAAAAGCATCAGCAAGACCAGAACCTAAGGCAGAACCTAAGAAAACTGCACCTGAGGCGACTGGCGCAAAGAAAGCAGAAGCAGGTGAGGGTGGAGAAGGTTCTAGAGAGACTACAGAAACTCTGACCGTTACATTTGGTCGTTTCAATCCCCCTACTGTAGGACATGGCAAACTTCTTGCTGCCGCAAAGAAAGCAGCAGCAGGGGAAGACTTGAAGATTTATCCTTCACGTTCTCAGGATCCTAAGAAGAATCCACTTGATCCTGACATGAAGATTGGATTTATGAAGAAGATGTTCCCCGACTATGAGGAGAATATTGTTAATGATGATCAAATGAGATCTATCTTTAATGTTCTTACAACAGCAGACGAACAAGGATATAAGAATGTTAATATCGTTGTAGGATCAGATCGTCAATCTGAGTTTGAGAATTTGGCACAGAAGTATAATGGAGATCTTTATAATTTTGATCTGATTCGTGTCATTTCTGCTGGTGTAAGAGATGCGGATGCTGAAGGTGTTGAGGGTATGTCAGCATCCAAAATGAGAAAGGCTGTGGTTGATGATGACTTTGATGCTTTCCGTCGCGGCACTCCTAAAGAATTAGATGATGGTGATACTCAAGCACTCTTTGATGCTGTTCGTTCTGGTATGAAAATCAAAGCGAAGAAGAAAGAAGTTGCAGAGATGTGGGAGATTGCTCCTAGATTTGATGCTAAAGGACTTCGTGAGCAGTACATAAATGGAGTCATCTATAAGATCGGTGATATTGTTGAAAGTCTTCACACTGGTTTGATTGGGAAGATTGTCCGTAGAGGGACCAATCATTTAATCTGTGTAACTAAAGAAGACTATATGTTTAAGTCTTGGATACGTGATGTTATGGAGTATACTGAAAAAACAATGGATAGACGTATGAGAGTTCCTGGTAAACCTAATACTCTTGATGGTACGACTGGATATCTTAAAAATGCAATGGCAGCAACAGGAACATCTAGTATTAAGAATTTCATAAATAAGAATAAGAAAAGAAAGTAGCGAATTCCCATGTCTAATGGTATTGGTCCTAATCCTTTGAATCCCCTCTCAAAGATTTACTTAGAGCAAATTGCTGAGAAAAAAGACGACACGTATCTGGAACCAGATATGAAAAAGCGTCAGAAGAATAATGAAAAGGCACGTAAAGATATGGAGAAGATGGGGACTTCAATGAAGAACCCTCATTTTGAAGAGGTTGAGCAGGTTAATGAAATAATTGATCCTAAGGGTGCTGCTCGCATAGATGCTGCGAAGAAAAAGAATAAGGTCGATGTCTTTGCCTATGACAGAAAACTTCAGGCACAAGGAAAACTAAAGGGCAAAAAACTTCCTCCCCCTCCAACTAATGAGTCACTTGATCCTGTCGGAAAGGAAGACGGTGATGTCAATAATGACGGTAAGAAGGACAGCACCGATTCTTACTTGATGAAACGTCGTAAGGCAATCGGCAAGGCAATGAAGAAGAGAATGTCCGAAGGTGTCCGTGATGAAGATCCTGAAAAGGGCACCAAAGAACGCAAAGCACGTCTCGAAAAGAAGCGTGGTATGAAACTGGATGACCATCCTCAATACAAGAAAGAGGATGTTGATAATGTGGATGAAATGTACAAGGCACTTCCTAAAGAGAAGATGCAACGTCAGACTCAAAAAGCATATGACAAAGAGCAAAGAGCAGTTGCTGCTGGTGATGAAAAAGAAGTCAACAAACAGATGCAACGCAGAATTGCTATGACTAATCCTTCAGGACGTAAATCTGCACTTATGAAGAAGTCTATGAAGGAAGCATATTCATCCTGGAGGCAAGACCTCTCCGAGATCATGACTGACGATATTGACTCTAAACCTATCAAAGAAAAGAACGTAAAGAATAAAATCAAAATCAACCCTAAATTAGGTGAAGCAGTTGAGGAGATGGGAGGGGAACTCATCGAAATGACTGAGATCAGTGAGTATGATTTCATGGTAGAGGGTCTTCGTCAGGAACTAGTTGATGAAGGACATGATCCTGAGGCAGTAGACCATGCCCTTGAAGAAGCAAAAGTAACTATGGGTCATGACACTGAAGGACCTAAATCTGAAAGAACCAGAGACAAATTGAAGAAGAAAGCAAAGGGTTTCCTTGGTAAAATTGCATACAAAGGATATCATGCTGCTAGAGATGCTAAGAGAGCAGTATCACCTATGGTTCAGAGAATCAAAACCTCCGCTAAGCGTGGTATGAGAAAGGCAGCACTTAAAGTCGCTGACAAACTGAAAGAAGAGAATGTTGATGAGGCAGTCTACGGAGGCGGAGAAACGCCAAAAAAGTCTGAAGACAAGCGTATGGTCGTCACCAACGCTGATAAAAAAGGTAACACTCCTGCATATCAGAAAATGATGGCAGGTGACAAGCGTTATAAATCTGCTGATCACATGGGTGAGGAAATGTCTCCTCAAGAAGTTCAGATGCAGAAAAAGAAGGCAATGCTCGATAAGATGATTGCTCAGAGAAGAAGACAGGAACTTGACAAGTCAAAAGCAGAACCCACAAAAGCAATGGGTGAGGCAAAGGAACTGAGTATTGCTGATCAGATGAGAATCTCTCGCGAAGCAGCAGCAAAGAGAAAACCATATCAACCTGGTGATCGTGAGAAGCAACGTGCTGCTCAGCTCAAGCAGATGGCAAAGAATGCACCCAAGGACACCAGAACTGATGCTCAGAAGATGACCGATGCTACTGGTCCTCGTCCTGGTTCTCGTTATAGAGGTGACTGATGCCTGCAGTATCTAAGAAGCAGCAACGTTTTTTTGGAATAGTTCGCGCCATTCAAAAAGGTGAGATGGCAGCGACTACTCCTGAGACTGCTAAAGCAGCTGCTGACATGAAGAAGAGTGATGTGAAAGACTTTGCATCCACTAAACATAAGAAACTTCCTGAAAAGAAAGTTGCCAAAGAGGAAAAAACTTTTTCTCAGAAAGATAAAATTATGAAGAAGGCAAAACCACTTCATAAACATCTATTCAAGAACTTGCATAAAGGTGATAACTCTGGTGATGTAAATGAGGAATCAAATCCTCGTATCCCTAGAAAGAAAGGGCAACCTGCTAACTCTAAGAAGCACTCTGACTTATACACTGATGAGAATCCTAAGGGAACTATTCATGGTTTAGGATTTAAAGATGTTGCTACTGCTAAAGCATCGGTTTCTAAGATTCGTAATTCATCAAGATCTCATGCTCACAAAATCCAGGCAGCAGTCGCCATGGAACAGAGAGCAAGAGAAATGGGCAAAACCTCTGAGGCAGCAGTCTATAGAAAATATATCAATTCAATGAAAAAGAAGACCAAGAAAATGAATGAAGGTTGGTCTGACAAATATAAAAAATCTATCGATTGTAATAATCCAAAAGGATTTTCTCAGAGAGCACATTGCCAAGGTAAGAAAAAGGTCTCTGAAGAAACTAAGTATGATAGGTATGACAAGGAGAAAAAAGAGTTTGCTAAGGCAGATCGAAAGATGAAGTTTGGTAAGTTTGTTGGAAAGACAAAGGAAGCAAGAGACCGTCTTCGTCCTGGTGAAGTAAAACGTTATGATAAAAAGTTGGGAAGGTATGTTTCTAACAAAGAATAACGATATATAGAATATAGTCTACTGAGGTCATCATGCTTGCATTTCTACTTCCACTAGCTTCAAAAATCATCAAAGATGCAGTTACAAAAATTCCAGAGAATGAGGAATTGGGTGAGAAAATGGTTGAGATCTGTCTTATTATTCTTGCTAAGGCAGTTAAGTTGACCAAGACTGACATGGATGATCAGTTATTAGAAGTTGTCGCAAAGGCAATTAAAAACCGCGAGGAGGATTGAACTGCAATCTATCCTTTTTATAAATATTAATTAGCAAAACATTTAATAGAGACGAGACATGGCACTCTGGGGTAATAACGACAATGTATTTTCGGGGGGTACTGTCACTCTCGAATATGGTACGAATAGAGTTGTAGGAACAGCTACTTCTTTTGGTGAAGCTGGATCTGCTTCTGTTGGAGATGTAATTAGTTTTGGTACTCCTTTTGACGGTCCTAAAAATTATCATGGTGATGCGGTAATCGTAGCGATTGGTAGCACACTTGAGTTGACCATTGATTCGACTGCAGGTCTGAGTCATGGTATGATTGAGAATGTAAACTATAGGATCACTCAGTCGCCTAAGTCTGCGACTCATGATCCTAATCATAACCAGATGACTAATTCTGCTAAGTTCAGAACAGTCAAACTGGCAACAACTACCAACCACGCTAGAGTTGGTATTGGATCTACTGTTATTTTTGTTTCTGGTAATCCCTCTGGAGAAAACGTTACTGCTGGAGATACTGTTCTCTTTGGTGGTGGTGATCTTCCTGTTGGAGTTGCTTCTGTTGTTTCTGTTGGTGCCACCTTCGCCAGAGTTCAGGCAAGTGGAATCGCAACACAATCCCTTCACTATCATGCTCACGGTCTTAGAGCCATCGGTCAATCTGAAGTAACCCTGTTCGACAGATACCTATTCGGAAGAGATAATCACGTAACCTCTATCAGAGTTGGTGATACTTTCGTTGCTGGAACAAACTCTATTGGTATTGGAACCATTAGACCGTTTATCAGTCCTGGAACATCAGAACCAAATAGGATCACTGTTGTTCTTGATACTCCTCTGACTCAGGCAGTTGGATTTAGACAAGCTGTAGAAATTAAGAGAGGAATTGCAGTCGGAACTTCTATTGAGTTTATTGGTTCTGAAACTGAATCTGGAAAAGAAGCAACCGTTATCGGTATTGCACAAACAGGTGCATCCAACGCATCTGGTACTTCCTATCAACTGACCTCTACAGGTTGGGTTGGTATTACCACTTACACCGATATGCATGGCAATGCAAGAGTCAAGAAAGAGACTCTGGTAGCAATGTCTGGCATCACCACCAGTGTTGCTTATCCTCCTGCATGATCTAGTCTATGCTTTTTAATGAATTGAATGAGGATAATTTTTTATTATTCGCTATCCGAAACTATGAGAATCCACAAGCGGTAACGAAGGAGGATTTTGACAAAGACCTGAATCACTTCAAATATATCAAAAGATTATTGAAGAGATACAAAAACACAGGTCAACTCAAAACTCACCTCCTTCTAAATCATTTCATTATTCTCTATAATATCTTTGGTGAAGCAACAACTCCAATGTTGTTCTTTAAAATCGAGAGTGATCTCTGGTCTGCCATGAAAAGTTTTATCATCTTCTTGGGTAAACTACCGGAGTATCCTCACTCTTCGATACATAATATTAAGGTCGATATGACCTGTTTAGAGGAACTTTACAAGATCTATAATGAAAAAGGAAACTCTTGACAAAATTATTGACTTCATTCGTGAAGAAGCACCTACCAATAATATTGGTGGTGGAAAGATTGCTGGTTCTGTAGAGGCAGGTGACGACCCTCCAGTAAGAAAAAGAAATAAATACATCTACATGAAGGGCGTAAGGAAAATGTGGAAACCCGAAAATGGCTGAGCAAGTTAAGGTCGCAATTCTAGAAGAAAGACTGCAGAACTTTGAGACTTTGGTCTCTAGGTTAGACTCTGCCATAGAGAAATTAGCAGAGGTAAATAATAATGTGTCGCGTATGTTAGCGGTCCATGAGGAAAGAATTACAAAACAGGAAAACATCGACTCAGTTTTGTTTGATAAAATCGACAAACTCCGTGATAAAATGGACATCGATCATAACATCGTTAGTAAACGATTATCAATATTGGAACGAAAACTTTGGATTGGCATCGGAGCACTGGGAGCAGTATTAATAATTACAAATCCACAATCAATCAAAACTCTTAGACCCTTGTTAACCTCTGCTGAAAGTGCTATAGTAGCACCAGCGATATCTCTTGTGAATGGATCATATTGATTCCAAGTTTATTGGACTCGTATCTTCAAAACTAGAAAAGTTTAAAAGAGTAAAGGCAAATCTTTACAACTTTCGTTGCCCTATCTGTGGCGACTCAAAAAAGAATAAGTCCAAAACAAGGGGATATCTGTATGCTTCAAAGGTAAATACTAACTATAAGTGCCACAATTGTGGTGCTTCGATGTCACTTAACAACTTTTTAAAGAAGGTTGATCCAGTGGTGCAGAAGCAGTATGCGATGGAGAAGTTCAAAGAAGGTTTCTCTGGTCGAAACTTCGTTGTAGAAGAACCAGAGTTTAAGTTTGAGACACCTAAGTTTAAGAAGAAACTCAAACTTCCCAAGGCATCCGAAAATCCTGAAGCAGCAGGATATCTCATAGCAAGGAAACTCAACCCTGATGATTTCTATTTTGCTGAACACTTTAAAAAGTTTGCTAATAGTTTAAAACCAACATTTAAGAGTGAGGAACATGATGAAGAACGTATCATCATCCCTCTTTATTATGAAAAGAACTTAATTGGATTCCAGGGAAGATCTCTAGGTCCTAGCAAGGTTAAATATATTACCGTGATGCTTGACGATGATGCACCAAAAATCTACGGATTGGATAACATCAGAAGAGATGCTCCAGTCTACGTTACAGAAGGACCATTTGATAGTACGTTCATTCGCAACGCGATTGCTATGTGCGGAGCTGACGCTGATGTTGGTCGTTGGGGGATTGGCAGTCCTGTGTGGATCTATGATAACGAACCCCGCAACAGAGAAATTACAAACCGAATATCCAAAACAATCGATTCTGGTCAGTCGGTAGTTATTTGGCCAGATAGTATCGATGACAAAGACATAAATGATATGGTAATGAATGGACTGGATGTGCAGTCTGTGATAGAATCAAACACATATAGTGGTTTACAAGCAAAACTTAAATTTAACACCTGGAAGAAGATATGAGTAACGGCACCAAGGTTAAAAAGAGAGACGGAAGAATTGAACCTCTTGACCTAGATAAAATGCATTTGATGGTTGAAGAGGCAACCACGGGTCTTGCAGGGGTGTCTGCGAGTCAAGTTGAGATGAAGTCAGGTATTCAGTTCTACGATGGCATCACCACTGCAGAAATCCAAGAAATTTTAATTAAAAGTGCTAGTGACTTGATTGATTTAGATCATCCAAACTATCAGTACGTTGCTGCTCGTCTGCTTCTGTTCGCTCTCCGTAAGAGTCTCTACGGAAAGATGAGAGAACTACCTCATCTAGAGCAGCATATTATGAGTTGTACTGAAATTGAAGTTTACGATAAAGAAATTTTCCTCAAGTATTCTAAAGAGGAAATTGATAAAGCAAACTCCATGATTGATCATGGACGTGATTTCGACTTTACCTATGCTGGTCTCCGGCAGGTTGTGGATAAATACTTAGTGCAAGATAGGAGTTCTGGTGGAGTCTATGAGACCCCACAGTTCATGTACATAATGATTGCACTAACAATTTTCCAAGAGTATCCAAAAGATACCAGGATGTCATACGTCAAGAGGTATTACGATGCAATCTCCAAACACAAACTCAACATTCCCACACCTATCATGGCAGGAGTGCGAACTCCACTTCGACAATTTGCTAGCTGTGTTCTTGTTGATGTTGATGACACCCTCGATAGTATCTTTAGCTCTGATATGGCAATTGGCAAATACGTTGCACAAAGGGCGGGAATCGGTATCAACGCGGGCAGAATCCGTGGCATCAACAGTAAGATCAGAGGTGGAGAGGTACAGCACACAGGTGTGGTCCCCTTCCTTAAAAAGTTTGAGTCAACTGTCCGATGCTGCACACAAAACGGTATCAGAGGTGGTTCAGCGACAGTTCACTTTCCTATCTGGCATCAGGAAATCGAAGACATCATCGTTCTAAAGAATAACAAAGGAACAGAAGACAACCGGGTACGCAAACTTGACTATTCCATTCAAATATCGAAAATTTTCTACGAACGTTTCATCCAGGATGGAGAAATTAGCTTGTTCTCACCGCACGACGTACCAGGTTTGTATGACGCTTTTGGTACTGATAGGTTCGATGATTTATATGTGGGGTTTGAACGAGATGAGTCTGTTCCAAGAAAAACTGTTTCAGCACAAAGACTCATTCTAGACCTCTTGAAGGAGCGTGCTGAGACTGGTCGCCTGTATATCATGAACATCGACCACTGCAACACTCACTCTTCTTTCAAAGACAAGGTGAATATGTCTAACCTGTGTCAGGAGATTACCCTGCCCACAGATCCTATTGATCACATCGATGATGAATTTGGTGAGATTGCTCTGTGTATTCTCTCTGCTGTCAATGTTGGTAAGGTTAGAACTGATCAAGAACTAGAAAATCTCTGTGACCTTGCTGTCCGTGGTCTAGAAGAATTGATTGACTATCAGAAATATCCTGTGGTGGCAGCGGAACGTGCTACAAAGGCACGTAGATCCCTTGGAGTGGGTTTTATTGGTCTGGCACACTATCTTGCTAAACTTGGGTTCAAGTACGACTCACAAGAGGCATGGGACGCTGTTCACGGTCTCTCTGAGGCATTCCAGTTCTATCTCCTGAAGGCATCTAATCAACTTGCCAAGGAGAAGGGATGGTGTGAAAACTTTGGTCGAACTAAGTATGCTGATGGACTCCTTCCTATTGATACATACAAGAAGGATGTTGACGAAATTTCATCTCAGGAGTTGGAGCATGATTGGGAAGGTCTTAGAACATCTATCTCCACCCACGGACTTAGGCACTCAACATTGTCTGCTCAGATGCCATCAGAGAGCAGTTCCGTTGTGTCAAATGCAACAAATGGAATCGAGCCACCTAGAGACTATCTGTCCATTAAGAAGAGCAAAAAGGGACCACTCAAGCAGATTGTCCCACAATATAACAACCTTAAAAATAATTATACGCTTCTTTGGGATATGGAGTCCAATCGTGGTTATATTAATGTTGTTGCTGTGATGCAAAAATTCTTTGATCAAGCGATTTCTGGTAACTGGAGTTACAATCCTGAGAAGTATCCTGAGAATGAAGTCCCAGTGTCCGTCATGGCACAAGACTTTTTGACTACATATAAGTACGGTTGGAAAACCTCCTACTATCAAAACACTCATGACATGAAGAATGATGAGGTAGTAGAAGAAAAACCAAATTTAGATAATCTGTTAAACGAATTAGAACAAGCCGAGGAGGGAGAGTGTGAATCCTGTGCAGTTTAAAGTTTCTTCAGTAGAGGAAAATAATATGACTAAAGTTAAGGGCATGACTGTCTTTAACACTGAACAAGTAAATACTAAAAAACAACCGATGTTTTTCGGTAAACCTCTGGGAGTCCAGAGATACGATTCGTACAAATACCCAGTTTTTGATAAACTGACAACTCAACAACTGGGTTACTTCTGGAGACCAGAAGAAGTTTCACTACAAAAAGACCGTGGGGATTATCAAACACTTCGTCCAGAACAAAAGCATATCTATACCTCTAATCTCAAGTATCAGATTATGCTTGACTCCATTCAAGGGCGTGGTCCTGGGATGGCTTTTATTCCTTACTGCAGCTTACCTGAACTAGAGGCATGTATGGAGGTCTGGGGGTTCATGGAAATGATCCACAGTCGTTCCTACACATATATCATCAAGAACGTCTATTCAGATCCTTCTGAGGTATTTGATAAGATTGTCACCGACCAACGCATTCTAGAGCGTGCTAGCAGCGTTACATCGGCGTATGATGACTTTATTGGAAGCGCACATTTCCATGATAATTCAAATCAATGGCAACACGCATTAGAAGAAGTCCCAACCGCATTAGAAGGCAAGTATGAACTCAAGCGTAAACTCTACAGAGCAGTTGCAAACGTTAACGTTCTTGAGGGTATTCGGTTTTACGTTAGCTTTGCTTGCAGTTTCGCCTTTGGCGAACTTAAACTCATGGAAGGATCTGCAAAGATCATCTCCCTTATTGCAAGAGACGAAAACCAGCACCTAGCAATCACTCAGAACATTCTGAACAAGTGGGCGCAAGGTGACGATCCTGAAATGAAACGGATCATGAAAGAAGAGGAGGAGTGGACTTACAAATTGTTTGATAATGCAGTCAACGAAGAGAAGCGTTGGGCAGATTATCTGTTCAAGGACGGATCTATGATTGGTCTGAACGACAAACTTTTACAACAATATGTTGAGTGGATTGCCAATCGTCGTCTGAAAGCGATAGGATTGAAACCGCAGTATGATATTGCTGCAAAGAACAATCCATTGCCTTGGACGCAACACTGGATCTCTTCTAAGGGTCTCCAGGTTGCACCACAGGAGACTGAGGTTGAATCTTACGTTGTGGGTGGCATCAAACAGGATGTCAAAAAAGATACGTTCTCCGGATTTCAACTCTAATGAAAGAACTTTCAGAAGAGGACCAACGTTTATTGCGTCTTGGTCCTCAGTTTTATCTTCCAGACCAAGTGCTGCGATATCAAAAACTTAAGAAAATGCTTGAGAATGAACAAAATGCCAAGGAATCAACTGACCAGGGATGAAGTCAAAGCAAGAATAGAGAGACTTAAAAATGATCTTCATTATGAAGAACATCGGTACGATGATGAAGCACGGGGTCTGGCACATAAATATCTGAATAAGGTATTAGATCTTCTTGATGAGTATAGATATTGATTATGAAAATCCCTGGTTATATTGTAACAGACCTTTTACTAGTGACGATATTCACGACTTTTATGGTTTTGTGTATAACATTACCAATCTCACCAACCAACGACAGTACATTGGGCGAAAGTATTTTTGGAGTCATCGAAAACCTCCAGGAAAGAAACGCCGAGTAAAAAAAGAATCTGATTGGAAAAAGTACTATGGGTCTTGTCCAGAACTTAAAGAGGACATTGAACGACTGGGTAGACAAAACTTTAGTCGCACTATCCTCAGCTTACATAAAACACCTGGCAAAACAAACTTTGAAGAAACCAGACAACTCTTCATCCACGGAGTCCTTACCGAATCCCTTGACACAGGAGGACCTGCCTACTACAATAGTAACATCCTCAGCAGGTACTTCCGAAAAGACTATTATGATGGAGACTGAAGAAATTGTTGCTGACGTTAGACAGTGGGCTATTGACAAAGTTGCAGAGTACAATGGAAAAGGTGTTGATCGAATTTATGATATGCTGTCAATCATGGCAGAATTTGATGAGTGGTTCGACCCTCAAGAAGATTTAGAAGTTATCTCACTTGACGAAATCAGTAAAGAGCAATATGATGACTTCACTGATTATATGAATGACGGTGTTGAAAGGGGATAATCCCCTTCTTTGACTCAGTAGCTCAGCTGGATAGAGCAACTGCCTTCTAAGCAGTCGGTCGTAGGTTCAAATCCTACCTGAGTCGCTGGGCATTGGGAGAGACCACCACCACCTCCTCTCCCATGTAAGACCCGATCTGCGGGTGTGGTGTAGCGGTAACATGCGAGCCTTCCAAGCTCTTGTCACGGGTTCGATCCCCGTCACCCGCTCTGGGAAATTAACTCAGAGGTAGAGTGCCTGCTTTACACGCAGTATGTCACTGGTTCGATCCCAGTATTTCCCATGTTCTATTAACACTAATAACCCATGATTACAGTAAGATGCAAAGAGTGCGGAACAGAATTGACAAGCACTAGTAAAGTTCAGTTCTGTGGATGTTCCAACCAGATGAGAGTCGCTGACAACAAAGTCGGTGCTGTTGATATGGATAAAGTTGTCATGGTTTCTAATAATCTAGAGAGAAAAATTGATAGTCATTTCTCTAGAACGGAACTTTTATATCAAGAAGAGCGTCGTAAACGTAAGATACGCCGCATTGAATTTGAAGAACGTTAGGAAAAGTAAACATTTAGAAAGCATTAAATCGGTAAATAGTATCGTGCTGTTACCATTCAAGTAAATGCATCCCGACGAACTAGCAAACTGGGCAAGAATCAAAGAGGCGTTTGAGGAAAAAGGAACAACCGACAACTTCTTTTATAAACGTGCTTGTGCTATAGTCAAAGGGTTACCTGACCCGATGAACAATCCCCCAAATGTCTCACAGGATGGATGAAATCAAACCTGAGCACTATATCACTGAGAAGCAGTGCCAGGAAATGATTGACAAAGCAATAGACAAACACAATAAAACTGCTGCAATTATAAGTGCGATCATTGGAGCAATACTTCTGACCTTCTATTGTCATGGAGTCCTGTCATTGATCGGTCGTGCTTGACGTTAAAGATATATAATGAACTAAAAGAAGCGATGGAGATGACACATGCAATTGCTTGATAATAATATTCAGACTTTAATAAAAGAAGTAAATTCTCTTAAAGAAAGAGTTACATATTTAGAACAGGAAAATGTTTCATTAACTAATGAATTATATGAATTAATGAATAAAACAGATAAGGAACAGTGGCATCATCCTCAATCTTCTCATAATTTAGAAGAACTATGGAAGAATTCATCCCATTGATTATTATTTTTGGAGCTTGTTTCTTTGGAATATTTCTTTTTGTCCTATCTGTTTTAGCAGAATGATTTTATTTGTTCGGTATGTTATGCAAACCCCTTGGTGCCTTGGTGTCATGGGGTTTTTACTTGTGTTTGTTCCCATCTTAGGAATGTGGGCAGTTTACAAATACGGGTGGAAACACTGGGAACCATTTGACGGAGAGCACAAGTAGGGTTATAATAAACACAATGGGACTGGAATGCATCCCGGCTCACGTCTCCGAGAGAAAAAAGAATCGGAAAACCAACCCATGTGAGAGAGAGGTGGGATCCCTCTTGGTGCCCCCTCTGCTGACGAGCAGAGGGTATTACACAATACCAGGACTTTGGTCCGAATTGCAGGTTGGTTCACCTGCACCCATTCCCCTGTAGCTCAATCAGGCAGAGCACTCGCTTTGGGAGCGAGTGGCCGAAGGTTCAAATCCTTTTACCCCGATTCTTATACATAATGGCAAGATGCAATTTTATTCTGTGGAATACTGGCAAGAAAACTGGGAAACTTTGATGGAAAGAGTGGAGAACGGAGAGACAATAGGCGTAGAGAATGAGAATGGAGATAGGGCAGTAATGATTCCGGCGGATGATGAAATCATACGCATTTATAAAGACCTCAATAACGAAGCGTCCTGAGGGACTGTCGCATAATGGTTAATGCCCACTGCTTATAACGGTGTGACCTGGGTTCAAATCCCAGCGGTCCTATCGGGGGTTTAGCAATCTGGTGAATGCAGCAAACTCATAATTTGCCTAAGGTGAGTTCGATCCTCACAACCCCTATTGACGGTTTTCCGTCAAACCCTTATAATACTAAGGTCAATAAGCAAGACAATGACACTGACTAGTAAGTTCAAGAAAGATATCAGCACTCTTCGTGCTGCTGTGAATGGTGAGTTTTTCCTAGATGTGAAGAATCCGAAACTTCTCAAAAAGGTCCGTCGTTATTATGAGAACAACGGAGTCTCCTTCTCTGGCGATCCTCTTGATGATTATGATATACTGATGGAGCAACTCGCCGTCGATCTTGAAGCAGTCGAAGCATGAAAGTTTTACTAGAACGTGGACCTTTTAGGTTTGTTGAAAAGGGTATCATTGAACTCAATGGTAAACCTGATTATAGATTACAGGAGCAAGACTACTACAATCGTAAGTGGTTTGATGTTTACCTGTTCGACAACCAGGCACAATGCCTTCTAGCAATGGAAGATGCAGAGTATCCTAAGTGGTTGACAGGTAAACCCTGCTATATAAAAGACAATGTGTCTGCCTCTTAATGGAAAATGATGCCATCAACCTAACTCTTATACATGAGTGGATGACGGTACATGATGCTAAACTTCTGCTCCATGATTACTATATGAGAGTAAGATCGCATAACAAGTATCATGGATGGAAGACAGTTCAAACTCTTATGAATATTGCCTACGGTAATTTTCAAAGAGATTCTGAAGTAAATTTAAGAGCAAGGATTGATCTCATCAAGTCACGGATGGACTCTAACAGCCCTGGTCGGGATGATCCCAAAGTCACGGATGGACTTTAACAGCACTGGTGGAGTCACTAGACCCTTCTAAAAAACTAAATAAACAGAGAAGTTATTAATTGTACAAATGGCAACTCAAGGAAAGGCAGCGAAGTCTGCGACTGGTGCATCGATGTCCAAGTATGACGTAGAAGTCGAGGGCAGACTCAAAGCACTTGAAGCGAAAGCACACGAAAAATGTGACGGCGGTGGTAGTGGAGATGCTGCTAGATTGGAGCAGGTAGTTGCTGCACTGAAAGAAGCATTCCCTGGCAAATTCAAATCACTCTGAATGGTTTCTTGCTTTACCTAAGAGCAAGTGGTGCGGATGGAGGTAACACTCCCGCCCTGTTTCTTGCTTCAGGTAAAAGAGCAAGTGGCGTGCATGAAATTTCCCTCTAAGGTAGGTTGCATAAACCTGCCTTTTTTTGTATAATAATGAGATAGTAGAATGAACGTATGAAAAGAGCACTGATTACAGGACTGACAGGGCAAGATGGTTCTTATCTTGCTGAGTTTCTCCTGGAAAAAGGATATGAGGTGCATGGTATTAAGCGAAGAAGTTCCTCATTCAATACTGATAGAGTAAACCATGTCTTTAATGGAAGTAAAAACTTCTACATGCACTATGGTGACTTGACTGATTCTACCAATTTGATTCGTTTGATTCAGATGATTCGACCTGATGAGATCTATAATCTAGGTGCTCAGAGTCATGTAAAGGTTTCTTTTGAAACACCAGAGTATACTGCTAACAGTGATGCGCTTGGAACACTTCGTATCCTTGAGGCAATTCGTATCCTCGGTTTGGAGAAGACGACTAGGTTTTATCAGGCATCTACCTCAGAAATGTTTGGATTGGTGCAAGAAAATCCTCAGAAAGAGACCACTCCCTTCTATCCACGGTCTCCATATGGAGTAGCAAAACTGTATGCTCACTGGATTACTAAGAACTATCGTGAGTCATACGGTATGTTTGCGTGTTCTGGTATTCTTTTCAATCACGAATCACCCCGTAGAGGTGAGACTTTTGTCACCAGAAAGATTACAAGAGACCTTGCACGGGTCAGTCTTGGTCTTCTGAAGACTCTGCGACTGGGCAACCTGGATGCTAAGCGTGACTGGGGTCATGCTAAGGATTACGTTCGTGCAATGTGGATGATGATGCAACACGATGTACCTGATGACTTTGTTATCTCTACTATGGAACAAATTACTGTCAGAGAGTTCTGTGAACGCACAGGTAAGTGCCTTGGAATGGATATTCAGTGGCAAGGTGAGGGCGTAAACGAGATCGGAATCGATAAAAACACCGGAAATGTGGTGATTAGCGTCAGCCCCAGGTACTTTAGAGACGCTGAAGTTGAGACTTTGCTTGGCGATTCAACCAAAGCAAGGGAAACTCTTGGTTGGAAACCAGAAATTACTCTTGATGAGATGATTCAAGAGATGGTAAATAAGGACATTGAGTTTGCAAAGAGAGATGAGCTTCTTACATCAGGAGGATTCAGTCGTTATGCATACGAGTGATAAAATTTACGTTGCAGGTCACACTGGCATGGTTGGATCTGCAATCGTAAGGAGATTGAGAGAACTTGGGTATCGAAATTTGATCCTCAAAACCAGAAAAGAGGTGGATTTGTGTGATCATGAGCAGGTTTCTGCTCTCTTTAAGCAAGAAAAACCTGATTTTGTCTTCTTAGCAGCAGCAAAATGCGGTGGAATTGGTGACAATGTTGCTCATCCTGTTGACTTTTTGCTTGATAATCTGGCAATTCAGAACAATATTATCAAGTGTTCGCACAAATATAGGGTAAAGAAACTTTTGTTTCTGGGTTCATCATGCATCTATCCTAAGCATTGCCCTCAACCGATGCGGGAGGAATATCTTCTCTCAGGACCACTTGAACCCACTAATGAAGCATACTCTATCGCTAAAATTGCTGGTATTAAACTGTGTCAGGCGTATAGAAAGCAGTATGATTGTAATTTTATTACTGCTCAACCTTGTAATGTGTATGGTCCAAAGGACAATTTCAATCAGGCTAATGGTCATGTGATAGGATCTATGCTCTCTAAGTTCCATGATGGTGGTGATAGCGTTACTTTTTGGGGAACTGGACTTGCTAGAAGAGAGTTTATCTATGTTGAAGACCTCGCTGATGCTTGTTTGTTCCTAATGCAGAACTACGATGATGGTGATATAATCAATGTGGGAAGTGGTGTTGATTATTCCATCAAAGAACTCGCAGACATTATTAAAGACACTGTTGGGTTTGAAGGTGAAGTAAAATGGGACACTGATAAACCAAATGGCATGATGAAAAAACTTCTTGATATTTCAAAACTAGAAAATCTTGGTTGGAAACCTAAAACTTCCTTGGAAAATGGTTTGCAAACCACCTATGAATACTACAAATTGGAGAAAAAACGCTCATGATTGAACCCTGGCCTTTGATGGAAGAGACGATCACACTCAAAGATCGTTTGAAAATGGCAACATTTATTTTAACTAGTAGTAGATTGACGAATGGACCGAAGGTTCGTCAGTTTGAAAAGAAGTGGGCAGAGTGGTTGGGTGTTGATTACTCCCTTTATGTTTCTAGTGGTAGCACTGCTAACTCTCTCTTGATTGCATCAATCAAAGAACTCTGTGGACTCAAAGATGGAGATAAAGTTCTAGTTCCTGCCACTACTTGGGTTACTAATGTTGGTCCAGTCATTCAAAATGGACTACAACCTATCTTTTGTGACATCAATCTGAACAATTTTTCCTTTGATATTGAAGATTTGAAGTATGTTGCTACTCAACATCCTGATATCAAGGTAGTTTTTGTCACTCATCTGATTGGATTGTCTTCTGATGTAGAGAAGATTGAAGATATTTTTCCTAACGCATTGATTCTTGAGGACATCTGTGAGTCCCATGGTGTTCAGGGTCCTGATCTAAACAAGAGAGGAACTCTCTCTGCAGGATCAACATTTAGTTTTTACTTCGGTCATCACATTACTACTATTGAAGGTGGAATGGTCTGTACTAACAATCCAGACCTCTATGATCTGATGAGAATGAAGAGATCTCATGGAATGGCAAGGGAATCTGACCTAAATCGTGACAAATATGTAGCAGAAAACCCTGATATTGATCCCGCATTCCTGTTCATGACTGACGGATATAACTTCCGTAACCATGAAATCTGTGCCGTTCTTGGTCTTTCTCAATTGAAGAAACTTGACAAGAACATTGAGATTCGTAAACACAATTATCGTCGATATTATAATGGTATTTTGTTTCACAAAGGATTGAGAACGCCACAATATCAGACAGGTAACAGTAGTTTCTCTCTACCAATTATTCCTTATGATGAAAAGTATGTTGCAAAGATCAAAGGAACTTTGATGCTTAATGAAATTGAGTTCCGTCCTATTATTAGTGGTAATCTTCTTCGGCATCCTGCATTCAGAAAGTATGAACTCTGCACTCAGAAAGAAGAACCCAACGTAGAGATTCTACATAAGAATGGACTCTACGTTGGCAACAGTCAGTTTGTTGATGATAGAAAAGTAGATCGACTTCTTCAGATTTTACGTGAGGTAGTTCCAAATGTATAATGTTCAATGTAGTGGAACAATGTCCACGGATGGAAAGTTCAGTAAAAAAGTTCACATCTGTTACGATGCACTTGCATGGAAAGCAGACTGCATCAATGTTTTAGTTCAAGTTGAACCTCCATCCATTCTTGATATCTCTAACCTTATTAGGGAGAATGCAGATAAGTTTGATTTGATTCTTACCTGGAGAGAAGACATCTTAGATCTCCCTAATGCACAGAAGTTTATCTTTGGATGCTGCTGGATTGAGTGGGATACATTTAATCTAGATAAACAGAAGGTTTGCTCATTTAATACAAGTGATAAGGGATGGGCACCAGGACATAAACTTCGTCAACAAATTTGGGCTGGACTTGAAGATGCAGAAGAACTGAACGGGTTTGGCATTGTCAAACATAAGTCACCTCCGCGAACACCGAACAAGAACTTTCTCTTTGAAACTGCTAAATATCACGTAGTTGTAGAGAATGAGCAACGAGACAACTGGATTACTGAAAAGTTGATCGACTGCCTTGCCTCTAAAACTATCCCAATCTATTGGGGTGCCTCAAACATCGGTGATTATTTTAATACCGATGGCATGATTATCTTTAATACTATCGAAGAACTCAAGGATATTCTTGACAATCTTAATGAGAAGTTTTATGATGATCGTGTAAAAGTAGTTGAAGAAAACTACGAAAAGTCCAAGGAATATTGGGACTTTCATGCTAGAGTAAAACACGAAATTGCTGAATTTATTGGAGAATAGAATGTCTGAGCGTCAAAAGACTGCACTTGTTTGTGGTGCTGGTGGATTTATTGGTAGTCACATGGTTCGTCGTCTGAAGAGCGAAGGATACTGGGTGCGTGGTGTAGACATCAAGCGTCCAGAATATTCTCCTACTCTTGCTGACGAGTTCATTCTTGGTGACCTTACTGATATTGATCTGATGAAACGTGTCATCAGGTTCTCTGGGTATCAGGGTAATTTTTATGCAAATGTAGCAGAGAAGTTTGTAGAATCTTTTGATGAGATCTATCAATATGCTGCTGATATGGGTGGCGCTGGATACATCTTCTCCGGAGATAATGACTCTGAGGTGATGTATAATTCTGCTGCTATCAACCTCAACATGCTTAAGTGTCAACTGGAGTTGAATAAGCAGACAGAGCAGAATAAAACTAAGATCTTCTACTCTTCCTCTGCCTGCATGTATCCTGAGTATGCTCAGATGGATGTGGACAATCCTGGACTGAAGGAAAGTGATGCTTATCCTGCTGGTCCTGACTCTGAATACGGTTGGGAGAAACTGTTCTCTGAACGTTTGTATCTGACGTTCAACCGCAACCATGGTATCCCTGTTCGTATTGCTCGCTTTCATAACATCTATGGACCTGATAGCACTTGGAATGGTGGTAAGGAGAAGTCTCCTGCTGCTATGTGCCGTAAGGTAGGATATCTACCTGAACAAGGTGGTGCTATTGAGGTCTGGGGTGATGGAGAACAGACTCGTTCATTCCTCTACATTGATGAATGCATTGAAGCTACCCGCCGTCTGATGGAATCTGACTTCCTTGGACCAGTGAACATTGGTTCTGAGGAGATGGTAACCATCAATCAACTGGTAGATACTGTCGCTAAGGTTGCTGGTAAGGATGTAAGAAAGATTCATATTGATGGTCCTCTGGGTGTGCGTGGACGTAACTCCAACAACGATCTGATTCGTGAAGCACTTCAATGGGACTACAGCATGACCCTGGAGGAGGGTATTGCTAAGACTTACGCTTGGATTTCTGAACAAATTGCTGCGAATACTGAAGAATGAAAATCACAATCCTAGGATCTGCAGGTCAGATTGGTGCATACCTTTCTGAATACCTCAACAATAAGGGTCATGATGTCACGGGTATCGATATCGTGAATGGTCCTGAGTTTGACCTCAGGGTGACACCTAACACTGTTGTAGAGAAAGCGATTGAGAGTGCTGACTTTGTATTCTTTCTTGCTTTTGATGTGGGTGGTTCACGTTACCTGAAAAAATATCAACATACGTTTGAGTTCATTAATAACAATGCTCGTATGATGGCAAACACTTTCCGTTTGTTAGACAAATATAGTAAGAGATTTGTGTTTGCATCATCTCAGATGAGTAACATGTCTTACTCTCCTTACGGTGTGATGAAACGTGTAGGAGAACTGCACACCACTGCACTCAAGGGACTGACTGTTAAGTTCTGGAATGTATATGGCATTGAACATGACATGGAGAAAGCACATGTCATTACTGACTTCATCCGTAAAGGTTTTGAAGAGAAGCAGTTTGAGATGATGACCGATGGTACAGAGGAGCGTCAGTTCCTCTATGCTGAGGATTGCTGTGAGGCACTGGAGACTGTCATGGAGTCTTACACTGACTTCAAACCAGAAGATCCCCTTCACATCACGTCATTTAGAACAGAGACAATCAAAGAGGTTGCTGCTATGATTAAGGGATGTTTTTTCATGGACGGTATGTATGATGTAGATATTAAACCTGGACTTGCTAAAGACAGTGTTCAGATGGACAAGAGAAACACCGCAGACACCTTTATTCTTGATTGGTGGGTTCCTAAAACCACAATTGATAAGGGTATCAAAAAAGTGTACGATGAAATGAAGAAAAATTACTTATGACTATTGGATTTAACGGACTTGGTAACAGTGGTCGTCTAGGAAACCAACTGTTTCAGTATGCTTCTCTCCGTGGCATCGCAGCAAATAGGGGATTTGATTTTGTATTTCCTCCTCCATATGACAGCATTGACAACTATGGTGTTCATGAATGCTTTAAGTTAGATGGAATCAAAGAAGAGAACGTTGCTTTCTTGAATACCCAGCAAGGTGTTCAGGAGGCACATTTTCATTTTGATGAGAACCTGTATAACAACTGTCCTGACAATGTAAACCTGCTTGGTTGCTATCAGACAGAAAAGTATTTCAAAGACATTGAAGATGTCATCCGTAATGATCTTCAGTTTCAAGATGAAATCCTGAAACCATGTGAGGAGATGATGAGTGGATTTGACACTCGTCCTATAATGTTACATGTCCGTCGTGGTGATCCAAACTTGGCAGACAAGAGAGGATTTAAGTGGGCTTATACTAACCTGCAAGACCACCATCCACTCCAACCGATTGAGTATTATGAAAAAGGACTTGAGCATTTCCCAGAAGACACTCCCGTGATTGTTTTTTCAGACTCTATTGATTGGTGTAAGGAGCAAGAGTTCTTCTCTGCTGATCGTTTCCACATGTCTGAATCAACTGATAAGCATGAGGACGGTGCCCTGGTTCCCTTTGTGGACTTGTGTCTTATGTCTCTGTGTGACGGTGGCATCACTGCGAATAGTTCGCTATCCTGGTGGGGTGGTTATCTTCAGAAGGATAGAACTCGCAAACTGATCTCGCCTAAGATGTGGTTTGGTAAGGCATACAATCACGATACTTCTGATATTGTCCCTGAAAATAAAAACTGGATTGAGTTATGAAAATTGCTGTCTTGACTTCCTCTGTGGGTGCTACGCTGCCTGCAGAGGTTAGTGTTAAATATGATTCTGCAGATTACTTTGCCTTTACAGAAGAGGAACTGATTGAGGATTCCATGTGGACTCGTATGCCACTGCGTAAGTTCTCTATTGATAACAGATATGCGAACAGAAGGAATGCAAAGATCTACAAGATCATGCCTCACCTGTTTGTCCCTGGATACGACTACTATATTTGGGTTGACGCTACTCATGCAGTCAAGATGGACCCAAAAGAAATTGTAGAAACATATCTGAAGGACAGTGACATTGCTCTCTTCAAGCACCCTGAAAGGGATTGTGTGTATGAGGAGGCAGAACTTATCAAGCAAGTTAGGTTTGACTTCCTTGAGTTTGTTGAGAATCAAATGGTTTTCTATCAGTCACGTATCTTTGAAAAGCATAAAGGTCTATATGAATTGCCTTGCAGAATCCAAAGAAATACTTTGGAGATTCAAGCACTTATGCTAACATGGTGGGAGTTGATCTGTAAGTTTTCTTCTAGGGATCAACTGAGTCTTCCTTTTGCCTTGGATATGCATGGCATTACTCCTGCAATCATGCCAGGTAGAGCAAATGGACTCATGCTGAATGAGATTTTACCCCAAGTAATTACGTCAGATCATCAACGATAATGTGTAGTTTTTTATTTACGAATAAAGAGATAGAGGATCTTGATTATGTAAACCGTTACATGGAGGATCGTGGACCTGATAGCACTAACATTGTAGAAGTTGGTGACTATACTTTCATTCACAATCTTCTTAGTATCAGTGGTGAGTTCACTCCACAACCTTTCCTCAATGAGGAGAGACAGATTGCTTGTGTGTACAACGGAGAGATCTATAATGCCATGGAGCATTACACCTCTGATGGTGAATGTATCATTCCAAAGTATCTACAGCATGGATTTTTCTTTCCAAACATGTTGGATGGTGAATTTGCTATCTGTCTTGTGGATTATGCGAACGAACGTATTGTCCTATCGTCAGATGTGTTTGCCACTAAACCTATTTGGTATGCCATCAATGGAGACAAGATTGGTGTAGCCACTTTTGAGTCTGCTTTACTTGCTCTTGGGTTTACTGATGTCAAGAAGATTCCAGCAAACACTAGGATGCTTCTGGACATGGACACTCTTGAGATTCTGGATCAAGGTTCAGTGTTTAAGTTTGACCTGAGGCAATACAAGACTACCTTTGATGATTGGAACGCTGTGTTTGCAGAGTCTATCCGTAAGAGAACTAAAGGTATTCGCGAGAAGGTCTTCATTGGACTCTCAAGTGGATATGACAGTGGTTCTATTGCATGTGAATTGAGACGACAAGGCATTCCTTATAAGGCATACAGTATCACTGGATCTGAGAATATGCCAGTTCTTTCTGGTAGACATGCTCTTATCGGAGATGAATCTGAGTATGAATTGTTTACTATTGATGAGTATGGTCCTGGTCGCCAATCACTTACCAAGTACTTGATTGATAATGTAGAACCATTCAAGAATACCATTCACTCTAGTTCTAGTGACTATAATGAATATGGTATGGACATCAAAGATGATCATGGTGCAGGAAGTTTAGTTGCTGTCTGTACTATGGCAAAGAGAGACGACAGAAAGATCTATCTCTCTGGTTCTGGAGCAGATGAACTGTTCTCAGACTACGGTTTTGGTGGGACCAAGAAGTATTCTCATAGCAACTTTGGTGGTCTTTTCCCTGACGATCTCTCAACTATCTTCCCTTGGGCATCTTTCTATGGCAGCTCACAAGAAACATACATCGCAAAAGAAGAACACGTTGCAGGGTCTTTTGGTCTTGAAACCAGATACCCGTACCTGGATAAATATGTCGTACAAGAGTTTCTTTCGCTTACTCCTGAGTTAAAGAACTCCAAATATAAATCAGTTCTTTATAATTATCTGATTGAAAATAATTATCCCTTCTGTGAAAACGAAAAAATTGGATTCTGACATGACAGTAACGATTGGAAAAGGCATCCGTGCCGGCAACTATGGTGGATGGAACTTCTCAACGGAAGAGAACTTTCAATTCAGTAATCTTGGAACAAACCTCTATCAACTTGCAAGAGTAGTAGATAAGTGCGGAGAGAATAACGTCTTTGTTGACCTTGGGGTTGACTATGGTGTGTCATCTCTTACCATGACCTATGATTCTGTAGAGAGAAACAATACAGTCTATGGAGTTGATACTCAGTTCAGGCGTCTTGGGTTTGATCTTGGAGAGTATCCTACTTACAAAATAATTCAGGGAGATAGTTCTAGTGTTGGTAAGGCATGGGACACTGAAGAATATGGAACTGTAAAACTTCTTTTCGTTGATTCTATTCATGTTGCTGCTCAGGTTGCATCAGAACTTTATCACTGGTGGGATCACATGGAAGAGGATGGATACATTGTCTTCCACGATACTAACTGGCCAGCAGGAATGCATGACCTTACCTGGGTTCCTGAAGTTAAGGAGAAGGGTATTCAGTGGGATCGCCCTGAGGTTGCAGTTGGTCGCTTCTTTGAAATTACAGAATTATTTGAGAAGTATGGTAATGAAGGATTTACCTATGAAGATGATTACATCTCTGTGCTTCATCGCCCTGAGTCTTGGGGAATGACCACAGTTCACATTAAGAAAAAGAAGAACTACAAAGAGAATATTGACGACTGGTCTGATATTTTTGAGGACAGAAACAGAGTTATTGGTTACTTCCAAAGAGAGAGAGAAGCATTCTACATTGATGATCTGAGTGAGTGATGAAACATTTTCATGTATGCTGCGACGGCAGTTTTGGCAACAGATATAGTGGTCTGATTGGTGGTATTACACTAGCAAGATTGTGTGACCTACCAGTTAAGGTAAGCTGGCCAAGTACAAATATGTGTAGAGCAAGGTTCTATGAACTTTTCTCTGAAGAAAATAATCTTGAGGCATCTGATACAAACATTAGAGAATATTATGTTATTGGTGAACAATATAATCTTCTCTCATGTGACGCATCCTATCTACAGTTCTTTAGAAATCCAGGTAGGATGGAACCTAATAATATGAATGTTGAGTCATTTCGCAATTTCGTAAACTCATCAGACAAACCAGTCTTCTATTACACTCCATTGTTGTATGATTGGATTCCTGAGGAAGAGATTAAGAAAACGATAAGGGAACTTAGATTCAGCGATGATGTTCTTGAAAAGGTTGGAAAATTCCTTGACGAGAATGAACTGCGACAGGGTTACTATGGTATTCACCTGCGTATGACTGACTTTGTTAATATTGAATCGTTTGATGTTGATCATTGGATTCAGACAGTTGCAAAGGCGTCTGATCAGAAATTCTTTGTATGCTCTGATGATCCTGATACAGAGGCAAGGTTCAATGAACTGCCTAATGCGTTCTCTTATCCGAAGCTTCATAAGACTGAGAAGTATATTCCTGAAGGTGAATGGCATCATCCATACACCGATGATGATGGTAGGCACTCTGTATTCAATGTAGAGAGGGGTGCATCT